TACCACCGTGTGCTTTGATCAATGAAAAATTGATGTATGGTTGTGGTCCAGATCCACCTAGTGTAATAGTATCCAATCCGCCTCCTATGCTAATAGTGTGACCACTGCCGGCAGCACCAATTCCCCAATTGCCACTGGAGCCTTGTGCTCCTGCTATAGCAGTGGAAATATTGATGCCACTGGTCTTCCGCGGTAGCTTGCCGGCCATGTTATTCTTTCTTGCTACCAAACAATTGTAGTAGGCTTAGGAATAAGTTAATAAAGTCCAGGTACAATGCTAGTGCGCCTTGCACTTCTAGTGCATCAGTGGCACTACCATCATATAGCATTTCGCGAATCTTCTGTGTGTCGTAGGCCGTAAGTCCTAGGAAGATAATCACAGCCAATGCACTGATAACCATTTGCATAACACTACTGCCGATGAAAATGTTTACAATGCTGGCAATGATAATTGCAATCAATCCTACAAACATAAACTTGCCAATGCTGTCTAGGTTTTGTTTGGTAAAATAACCGTATACGCTCAGTACTCCAAACAGGATAGCGCCAGCCATGAATGCGCTGACAATACTTCCCATATTGTAAACTACAAAGATAGTGGCAAAGCTCAAACCCATTAGTGCGGCGAATCCATGCAACATGGCCAATGCAATTGGCTTTGGCGGATTAGCATTGAGAGCAATACTGATACCAAATACAGCAACCAGTGGTGCAAAAATTACAACCCACTTAAGAATGCCAGTAAAGAAAAACTGATAAATTTCAGGGTTACTGCCCACTAACCAGCTGATAATCATACTGGTTAGTACAGCACCGGCCATGTGTGCATAAACACGGGCCATGGCAGAATTGATTGCTTCTGCGGTTCTATAAACAATAGCGGTCATGATATCTCCTTAGTTGTCCAATTCTTTAGCGTTCCACTCTTTGACAACTGCAACCATTTCTTCTTCAGTGTTGCAAAGAGTTTTGCAGGTCTTCCATTCGTTGTCGCTGTCGCGACCACCGACTTCGACCATGAATCCGTTATCGTACCGATTGATAGTAATGGACTCGTTTACTTTATCTAGTTTTGTTAATTTATATCCTGCCATGATGTTTCCTTATCTTGGTGCAAACTCTTGTTGCATTTTAATGTTATCAAAAAACTCTTTCTTTGTACCTGGGTCGTCTTTGAACGAACCTTTTAATACAGTAGTCTGAGTCAACGAACTGTGTGCCATAATGCCACGATTCTCACAGCATCCATGCGTGGCCTGGATGTAGACCCCTAGATCCGTGGCCCCTGTGGCTTTTTCAATTTCCCTAGCAATATCATTGCAAAGTTCCTCCTGGAGAGTACCTCGTCGGGCACACCACTGCGCGATGCGTGTGTACTTCGATAAGCCAATAAGTTTCTCAGCGGCAATAATACCAATATAAGCAACGCCAGCAACGGGTTGGTGATGATGACTACACATACTACGCAACTCACTACGAACCACCAACATGCCTTCATATCTATCCTCACTGTCATTTGGAAATGCTGTACAATCTGGAGGTAACTCATATCTACCTGCCATGATTTCATTAAAGTACATCTTAGCAAGCCTGCGAGCTGTGCCTTTGCTGTTAGGATCATCTCCTCGATCGATAAGCAAACGATCAAGCACTAGTTCAAATGCTTCCGCGGCTTCGTCGATTAGTTGCTCTTTGTTATAGTCGTTAACATATTCACTGATGTTATCTCCGGCCCAAAATCTTTTGCCGTCACGCTTCATTTTAAAGCGAAGGTAATCGCCTAGGTATTTTCCTTCTTGATATCCGCCATCTCCTGCCATGGCGTCTAATCCTGTTTCTTTTTTATCTGTCATTGTTTTCTCCGAGTTTAAGCCGAGGATGGCTATCAATTAATTGTAATATATTTAGATTTATATGTCAAGCAATTATGACGGTATATTAAATCTTTTTTGGGTATCGTTGTTGCCAATTCCATGCAGACTTTACAATGGTGTATAAGTCACTGTTAATTGGGCTCCATGATGTAATCGTTTGAAATAGCTCGCTGTTGGCTACTAGCATATCCGGATCGCCTAATCTTCGTGGTCCGGTCACTAGCCCAATTTCGTCTCCGACTACTTTCTCACAGGTTTTAAAAACTTCTTGGTTGCTCCAGCCTGTGCCAGTGCCTAGATTATAGGATTCAAATTGGCCTACTCTGAAGTCCTTACTTTTTTCTACGGCCACTAAATGTGCCCACGCAATATCTGTAACATGCAGGTAATCACGGATGCATGTACCGTCTGGGGTATTGTAGTCGTTACCATTTATGGTAAAAGGACGATAATTATGGTACGCACTGAGAATTCTAGGAATCAGATGTGTGTCGTCTTCAACATGGCCGAGCTCGCCATCTATGTCGCAGCCAGAGGCATTAAAGTATCTCAGTGCTATACCTTTGAACCCGTGTGCATGGCACCCGTCTTTGATGATGCGCTCGCAAAACAATTTGCTCCATCCATAAGGACTAATAGGATTTTGCGGGTCGCTTTCGAGTATGCTACGGTTATCAGTAGGGATACCATAGGTGGCAGCACTACTGCTGAATACTATGGTGCCTTGCCATTTGTGTTTGGCCAAAGAATCAATCATGAGGTTGGTCTTGGCACAGTTATTGTTGTAGTACTCACCCGGGTCAGATATGCTGGGTCCCACTAGGCTTGTACCAGCACAATGTACAATAGCATCTGCTTCGCTGACCACAGCCACTATTGGAGCGATTTGTGCAAAATCTTCCATGAACAGTTGATCTAGAAATTTTGCAGCTTCGGGAATGGTGCATTGACGATCAACACCAATAACATCCCACCCCATGCGCTTAAAAATTTTAGCAGTATGACTGCCAATGAATCCTAGAGCTCCAGTTACTATGACCGTTTTATTCTTCGTCATTGTTGCTTTCTAAATAATCATTGATATTTTCTGCTATGCTTTCGCCCCACTCAAAGTTGGCATTCCACGCATCGTCGTACTCTGCTGTACCTTCGTCGGCATCAATAAAGTCTTCAATACCATATGCAAACCACTCGGCAAAACGCTCAATATCTACAAAGCCTTCTAGGCTAACTGTGCCCGGCTTTTCTAAAATTTCTCTAAGCATGTCGATGTTTGTACTGCCATCGACACAGTCTTCTAACTCATCGTCGGTGAGTTCGTAGACATCCTTCATGATTATTCCTTTTGCTTCCTTGCTCTAACAGCTTTGGCCCGAACTGCGGGCTTAAGATTTTGCATTTCTGCGCTGGCAATAGCTTCGCGGACTTCGCGAATCAGTGCATCATCATCCCATTCTAACTTGGTGCTACCATCTGGATAAGTGGTAACAGTTAAGTGACTACCTTTGACTACTGTAGGTTCGGTAGACACAGCTTCAACTTTTTTCTTTCGTGTTGCCATCGTATTTCCTATTTTACAAAAACATCATTAATTTGTCTATTCACACGGATAAATGTCGTGCATTTACTTAGTTGCTTGAGAGTGGGCGCACCTACATAAGTGCAGGTGCTACGCAGACCCCCTAGTAAATCTAACACAGTGTCCCGAACTTCTCCGCGATACGGTACTGTAACAGTGCGGCCTTCACTGGATCGGTATTCTGCAACACCACCGTGATGTTTGTTCATAGCAGTATCAGAACTCATACCATAGAATGTAACAGTATCGTCTTCTACAGTGCCACCGCCCTCATCGTGTCCTGCTAGCATTCCGCCTAGCATTACAAAATCGGCGCCGGCACCAAAGGCTTTAGCAACATCACCAGGACAAGTACAGCCCCCGTCGGCAATGATATGCCCACCGAGACCGTGAGCAGCATCGGCGCATTCGATAATGGCCGATAGCTGAGGATACCCGACTCCAGTTTGGATGCGAGTAGTGCAAACGCTACCGGGCCCAATACCAACTTTAATAATATCTGCTCCGCGAAGAATCAACTCCTGTGTCATGTCTGCGGTAACAACATTGCCTGCAATAATAGTAGCATGTGGCCATGCTTCACGGACTTCCTCAACATAGTCACCGAAAACATCGCTGTATCCATTGGCCACATCCATGCAGATAAAATGAATTTCTGGATAGGAATTAATAATTCTGCTTAGGCGCTGAAAATCTTTAGTACTAGTTCCTGTGCTGACTGCCAAGTAGTTGCCACCAATCTTACCGATAGTGTCGCCAAATTGGTCTTCGCTGTAGCTCTTAACTAGACAGGTAAACATACGATGCTCATACAGAGCCTCGGCCATTTCCAAGGTACCAACGCCGTCCATGTTTGACGCCATAATGGGAACACCAGTCCACTCAAAACCGCTGTGCTTGAACTTGTAGGTTCTAGTAAGATCTACTTCACGGCGACTTGACAGTGTGCTACGCTTAGGACGAATAAGCACATCACGAAAGTCAAGTTTGATATCGTCTTCGATACGCATTTTAATATTTGTTTTCGTGTGTAAATTTACGATAATCTGTAGACATACGCAACCACTGTTCGCCCTGACCGTCGAGAATATCGCAGATACGATCAATGGTATTATCAGTCCAATCGCTGACTCGGCCCATATTTGCATGAGGCCTTGTTAGCAATACCATGAGCTTTCGGATAGCATCCTCTAAGCTCCACGGGATGTAAAGTCGATCTCTATCATTGGCGAAAGTTTCAGGAAAGCTACGATATGCCGGATACAGTACATTACATCCAAGAGCATCGGCCTCTGATACGGTGTTTGAAACCCAATCTTGTAAAGCACAATTAAAAAGCACACGAGTATCGTTGAGTAGATTGTAGTAGTCATTCTTTTCAAGATCCTCGTAGACAGTTAATAGTCCTTGAGCCTGCAGGTCTCTAGTACGAGCCATGTAGCTGTCGTTATTACTTTTTAGTTTAGCGCCACTGAAGATAGCAAACTCTACACGATCGCCAAGATTGTTAGCATCATGTCTACGATTCCATTCCTCAATGAGATCCATGTAAAAGTCTGGTTGCTTTTCCTGATCCCATCGTGCCGCAAAGCCCACACGCATTTTCCGTTGATCAAATGGCTTTAGGTCACCGGACACACGACTGCGAACTTCTGACTTACCAAATGCTAATCCACTGATGTTGTAGATTGGAGCCTTCCACCCTGCAACCTTCATATGCATGACCATTTCTTCATTACTGGCCAGTACACCATCAACAAACTCATTGACCATTTCTTCATACTTACGCATAAATCCTTGCATATCCCAGACATGCAAGAAGTCATCGGGGTCAATGGCCTGTGCCAGGCAGCGAACATAAACACGAGGACGATATTCCTTAGGAACCTGTTTAAGGATATAAGGGATACTGTCAATACCTGAAGTGTACATATCTTCAAAGTAAATGACATCATCCTTGGTAACTTCACCTTGCTTCATCATTTTGACAAGGTTGGCCATTTGCGTAAGACTGTAGTAAGTACGCCCATGGGCGTCCAGTACCTGTCCTGTAACAATGGCTTGATCGTTGCTGAGAGTGTCGCCGGGCACCAACACATAGTCAATGTTGCGTCGACCAAACACAGCACGATTCCACTCTTGGAGTTGTAAGGTATAGCGAGCCTTATAGGGTTCGAGACCCATGTAATATAGTTTACGCATCAAAGTCCTTTGATAGTAGAAGTTTTCATTATGCTTTTTAAAACTTGTTCATTGATATCGTTAGACAGGCCGGCAGCGGCCTGAGCCATGGCATACTTATAATCATAGCCGCGGGCGTCGTTCCATTGTGCTTTTTCGGCGGCCCTGCGCTCTGCATGAACCTCGCTTTCCAGCCGACTAAGTCGATGAGTGATATGATTCATGTCTTCGTATAAGCGCCGCAGTGGTCCGTGATTGCGATCGGATATTTGGTCTCTGCTTTCTGGCTTGGTCAGGATAACCATCATCATCAAACTGCGTAGTGCATCAATGACTCTAGGATCCTGACTACGCAAAGCATCATCAAACATGTCAATGAACCTTTCCAGGTCAAAATCTGCTTGATCTTTTTCTCGAGCCGCTACCATTGTTAAGCTCTCCGAAAGTTACGCAATGCAAAGCCCCAGTTATCTCGAGGATACTTGCCTTTCTTAGTACGGAGGTAGTCGCCGAACGGACTACGCTCGTTATACAAATCCGCTTCGTTGAACGGATATCCTTGGTTTACGCAGAATACCCGGTATTCTTCCAAGTCATCAAAAATCCTATTGACTTCGGGCTTCATACGCAGATATTTTTTAATCCAAGCTGGCTGTGCCATTTTATTTCCTTTAAACACTAATACGTTGAGATTGGTGAGTTTCATATTTAATAAGGGCTCCGTTTTCACCGTCCTCGGAGACCTCAATCCAGACCGTGCGGCCAGGATACCTTGCGGCAATCTGTGTGTACAGATCGTCCGACATCATTTCGCAACTCTTGTAGTCGAGTCTGAGCGTTTCTTCTTTGTAGAGGTTTTCGAGCCATCGCTTGAATTGGATGAACTCGATGTCTCTATCATTGTGTACAACATCAATCCACACCCGGAAATGGAAAATGTGACGATGAGGAGTGCCAAGAAAACTAACATCGTATTCATCACCCGTTGCCAGTTGTGGGTCAGTACTAGCCGCAGGGTAGCAATGAATTCCTTCTTTTTGGAAAGTAACCCAGATCTTTCGTTCTGCATGTTGCATGATCCTCTCGACTTTACTGCGCTCTTCTTGTGTTAGTGCCATGATTTAATACGCTCCATTGAAACAATTTGTCCTAGTGTACTGGTAAAGTCTTCGCCATCGGGGATGATGTAAAGACGGTTGTCGTTGCGATCGTTCTTAGGATCGTAAAACGAAGTTTCGATCACAGTGCCGCCTTCGGCTGCGTACACATGAAAGATCATTCCGCTACTGCGTATGTTTGAATCGCTGGTACTGATTAGCCGTGCTGATTTCCTAGATGAACGGACTTCGTTGGCAGGCACGGCCTCATCGTCTTCGCGCATGGCCCAGACTATAAGTTTCTTAAACAGTTTTTTCATTTAAGTATTTGGTCTTGAGTGTATTTAGACCAGTCAGTAAAGTTACGGCGGTTTTTTAGATTATGTAAACTATGGCACCACACGCCGGGATTAGATGCCTTAAAGTCTTTGTCGTCAAGTTTAATTGTAGCATTATATCCTAGCAGTTGTACATAGGGTAGTTTCACCGAAATCATAGGAATGAAATTGTAATGTTCTACCAATGCACCTTCTGCTAGTCCTTCTACACAGCTGACATCGATATCCAATGTACATAGATAACGATCCAGAAAAGGTTCAATCATCGAATCCCAGGCGTGCCAGCCAATGGTGTCATTAATGGGCAAACGGGGAAAACTTTGATTGGCTCCAAAGTATATGTGTTCAATGTGCTTTGAAGAATCTTCAAAACTGGCAAAGTCATCTAGCCAGTCTTGAATTTCTTCAACAGATTGGACACCTACTACAAAAAGAGTTCTCTTTCCGTATGCAGGTGTGTGTTCCACTTCAGTGCCTACAAACATTGTGGCAGCGTCACTATTACCAGTGTTGTAAATTCTATTCATGACTGTATTTTAACGATGATCGTCGTCAAAGTCAAGATATTCACGCTCGTCATACTGCTGTTTTCGTAGGCGAGCTAGCTCGTCTCGTACAGCCAGTTTTTCTTTTTTGAGTGTTTGTAATTGGTCGTCGGTAAATTTACCGGTGCGCTCTAAAGTTTCGATTTCTTTGTCTAAGCGATCATGCTCTTTTTCAAGATGGCGAATGCGTCCTTCAATCATTGTGCGGCCTCCAATTGATCAAGTTTACTTTGGTCTAACTCAATTTCCGACTCGGTGTCGGATTCTTCGATATGTTCAAATAGTGCATTGAACATGGTATTGGCATTCACAGTCTTTTTACCTTTAAAACCGCGAGTGCCTACAATTTCCATCCAATAACTGCTGTAGTGTCCAATGATCGATTCAGCAGTGGCCCGGTCCGGGGCAGCAAAGATACTTTCTACAATATCTTCAAAGTATTCAGCTGTAGGTCCGCTGTAGCGCATCATAGCAGGATGTTGCCCGGCATCAAATTCTCTGTTAGCTCGCTGTACTGCTTCGAGGTGCGTCCAAACATTATGACCCATTAACAGTGCATAACTAAAACTGTCCCAGCTGGTGCGTCCTTCTTTGCCAATTTTATTTAGATCACCGGGCTTATAAATGCAGATGTCTTTAATCTTTAGCATCCGGCTAATAGGACTTTCGTCAAAATGATTTACAAAGCCGTCGTTGATAATAACATCACTGTAGGCTCTGGTGTCCAAGGAATATTTTTTATCATCTACACTAGGACTCATCCTGTAGCACCACTTTTCGTCGTGCGGTAAATCGATGTGATGATAGACTTGTCCATTGGCTGTGGCCAGGAACGGACTGGCACAGTCAAAGCTAATAGTAAAGTTTGGATTAACATACTTTCTAACTGCCCGTTGGATTACTGTGAGTAGCACAGCCCATTCTAATTTGCTAGTACCCAAGAAGTGCATCCAATCGTGGACACCTTCTTGTAGCAGATTATCATAGCGCAAGGCAATTAGACGCTTTAGTACCAGGTGTACATCACACATGTTTTGTCCACCCATGGCCCAGCCATCAAAATGAGTATCGGGATATTTCTGTGGATCACAGTAGTCCTTCATCATCTGATACCATTCCTCGGCTGACCCATGGTTGTCGCCTTGTAACACATTTAAGAATCTTGCGCCACCATTCTTAACACCCTTACGGTGTTTCATAAAGTATTCGTTATTAAACTTTGTGGCGTCTACTGCTTCTTGTAGCGTGGTGATTTGACAGGCCTTTGATGCTTTCTTATCATGTATGACCCAAGTTGGAATATCTAGGATCATACCATAGTCGGCAACATTGTCAAGCCAGTTCAAGATCAGTCCACGCTTCTTTTGTGCTTTAGGACATCCACTATTGGCTCGCCAATCACCTTCCCACAGGCCTTTGGCAATCTGGAATCCTCCAGAGTCGCCTAATATGAATGTACCCGGTTCGCGGTTGCGAACCATGTCTTCACTCCAATCTTGTTTGGCAAGATCTAAGTTAGCATGACCACCAGAGTAAAGACTCCAGCGATAGGTAAACAGACCCTTGGCGCTGTTAAGCCAATTTATCTGTTCCATGTCTGTTAGGCCGCTGGGAAACCTAGCAGGATCTACATACTGTTCATTTCTTTGCTTGCCCACAAAGGTAGCATAGAAACCAGAGATGGCTGGAAGAAATACAGCGTAGTCCTGTTGTTTAGCGGTTAAATTGTCTTGTGTTACAGCGTCAGTCATTACTTAGTCTGTGCAGGTAATGTGTAATTCCATACTGCAATGCCACTGTTGACAGTGATCTGTGCGGCACCTTCGTCGCTGATGCGTAGCATCTTGTCGCCAGGCAAGTTAAGAATGCTAATCACTACACCAACGGGCCACGACCATGGCTTGCTAAGACTTCCGCTAACGCCAGTGGCAAAGGTAAAGTCGCCGGCGTGTGTACTATGATCACCAAAGTAAAACTTCAAATCGCCTTTGTCGGTCTTGGCAATAAAAGTAGTTTGATCGCTGTTGGCGCTGGCCTGGAACTTCAGCCTTTGAATGCTTAGATTAGTGGGTTCAACTTCAACTCCCCACTTAACACCCTTAAATTTAACTGTCTTGAGTTTGTCATTAACCACTTCAGCAAACATAAAGCGATAGTCATTCTTGAAGTCCCCCACCTTATTTTCAAAGTGAATGCCTGCGGGTACATCCTCTCCATTACGATTTTGTCGGATAATAGAAATTTTAGCATCTTCTTGATACTCGCTGATGTTAAGAATGGTGTTTAGTTTGCCGAGGTTAGGCATGCCAAATGTGCCGATAAAATCTGAGACTGGCCCAGCAAACTTGGCTTCTACAATAACGCTACGATCCTCAGCAATAGCGTTAACCACTGTTTCTCCCTCAGTGCCAATGACCTTAACTAGGTCAATTACTCCAAGTCCGTGTGTGTGTTGTACAATATCTAAAAGTTGGTCTTTCATAAGTTCTCCTGTTGTGTATAGTATATAGATTGTATTTAGAAAATTCAAATAAAATGGTAAAATTATTCAAATGAGAATAAACTGTCAAATGTGGTTTTGATCTCAGTGTGCCCGGGGATATCCCAGTGTAGAACGCCTAGTAGGTTTTCTACCTTTTGGTCTACAATGGTACTTTCCATCTCATCGTCGTCAAATGGCAGTTCTTTAAACCACTGTGGTATGTGCGATTCATCTGTGGGATAACCAACACTGGTATAGCCCAAAGGATTATCCTTTAGTTTACACACAATGGTTTTCATGCCGTCGACGATCTGCATTGAGTAGTTGTCGCTGTGCATACGGCGTAGATTGTTCCAGTTCATAGCGGCCCGAACATGCCCGGGCATGTTAGCACGGCCCAGTCGTTCTTCTTCTTTGGTAAACTTGGTCAAGTTGTTAACACGTTTAGGTGTGCCTTTTTCCCAAGCAGGTCGATCCTGGAAAGCTAACTTAAACTCGCGCACACGATCGTAAATTTCTTCTTTTTGACTGCCAGTTAGAACCTTTAGCAGTAACTCGCTGAGGAAGTCCTGCACAACCTTAGGAGTGTCTGATCGCTTAAGGTCCAGGCCCATTGCTTTGACCTTACCAGGCTTGCCATGTGTGTCCAGTCTGTTGCCTTCGAGATCATAGATAAGAACAGCATAACGCTTCTTCTTAATAAAAAGACCTTTTTCTGCAACCAGCTCACGACCGCCTTTGATTAAACTGCCCATTTCTCTAGGACAATGAAACGCTCGTTCCATGAATCCTGGAAAACTTTCATTGACACTGTCGGCAATGGTATCATAGAGCTGTACACAGATGTCCTTGTTCCATTCCATGCCACCAGACTCAATGTCTTTCTTCAATGTTGAATACGCACTGAAATAAACTGAATCGGTGTCACCGTAGATAATTGCATCGCCGGTATGGTTGTATTCTCCAGTGACACATTCGTTGACATGACTGTCCATGTGCTTGGCAATTGTACGACCTGTTAGGGTAGTGGATTGGCCAATTCGCTTATCAAAAAACCTACAGCCAGGATTAAGAATAGCACCGTATAAACTGTTAAGGTTAATCTTTTTAACCAACTGCCTCTTATCCCAGAATGCTTTATCATCTGGCGTAGTAGCTTCTTTTTTCTTAGCTTGTAGTTCTTTTCGTTCTGCATACCAACGCTCTAGTAGCCCAGGGATAACTCCCTTTTCGTCGTATTTAAAAATAGTACCATTGGCACTAAGAATCCAAGGTTGTCTACTATCGAAAATAAGTCGCCATATGTCGGCAGCACTCATAATATCACTGCCACCGGTTTCCCAATCAATGGTAATCTCAGTGCCAGGTTCAGAGTTCATAACTGCTTGATATTCGAGACTACCAAACATGTTTTCCCATGCATCAGCAAAACTGCTACCAGTGGCAACTTTCTCACTGATGTATCGATCTGTCATTGTGGGTCGGAGTTGTCCGACGATTGTTTCAGGCGCCATGTTGAGGGCACGAATAGCCGAGGGATAGAGCGAGTTGATGTCGATCGCTCCGATGTATTCGTGCATGCCTTTTTTGGGATAAGCAACATAGGCACCTGCCGCTTGTGTATCACCTTGTTCATCTCGATTCCTCCTATTTTGAACAATTAAACCTCGTTGATGTGCTTCATTGATAATGGCCTGTTCTGTAACAGCCACAGCGCCCATGGTAGTGGGCAGTAACACGGTATTGTCATGTGCCAGTTCATTGGCCAGATCCAAGAATCGCAGTTTCTTATCTAGTTTAGCCACTAGCATTGCGTCTTGTCTGTTATAGTCAATGAACTTAGGAAAATCTTTGTTGTACAGTTGATCTAGTGTGCCTTCGTACTGTGTTTTACGCTCGTCGAGTTCGTACTCACCGATGGCATCTAGACTGTAGCTGTGTCGTTCTTCATAGGTGTATTTCCGGTACAGTTGCATATAGTCCATATGCACACGACCAATTAAGTCAAAGGTCAGATTCTCTGCACCAAAGCGTTCGAATGTGCGCTCTTTGGGATACTGATTCCATAGACAAAAGCGTCTAGTATCGTCCTTGGTCAGTACCTTTTTAGTACGCATAACCATGTACGGGATATCAAAGCCTTCTGAGTTCCACCCACTCAATATATCAGCGTCATCGATTAGATTTAGAAATGTGTCTAACAGTTCTTCTTCTCGTTCAAATAAGAAACAGTTATCGTATTGGTTAACTATTTCCTGTGCAGTTTCCCAACTGTAAGTTTTGGGTGGAACTACCAGCGTGACCAAACGATCCAGCCAGTCAAGGTATACCGTGACCGCAGTAATAGGATTAAATGGATCATCGGGTCGACTAAAGCCCCGTACTGGGTCAAAGTCAACTTCAATGTCAAAGAATGCCGTTTGCAGTTTTGGCGAGTTTTTGCCTAGGTAGTGTTCTGCTAGGCAACGAAAGATAGGATTGATATCAGATTCCCAAAGGCGTTTACCTGAGTGAACCTTTAGTTCTTTGTGGAACTCTTTGCTGTTGCGTGTACTAAATCTACTAACCGGAGTGCCGTACACTGTGCGGAACTTACCTTTAGGATCGTCATAGTAAAACACATACTGTGCTGGATATTCTTGGTATATCCTTTTACCATTGTCCCGTTCAACGATGTGTATTCTGTCGCTGGAACGGTCATAGAGTGCGTCAATATAACTCATAGTTCTCCTATGCCACTTATAGCTGGCAAATACTATTCTACATGTCGTTTTAAGTCCGACGAGACTGTATTATACACTTATGTAAGCATTCTTACAAGGCCAACGGAATCTATAGTTGTCAGCAAGAGGTAGTTAGCCAACATGCCAAAACTTTTGCGACTATAAGCAGCCCAAGCATAGAGACCGCAGCCGATGATCCAAAGAGGGTACAGAACCAATAAGGGCGGGTTGGGGACTGTAAGAGCCATGGCCAACGAATTCCCGATGCTAATGCCCCAAGCAATAAACTCAACGCCAAAGCGAACAGGATGACTACGATAATCATCCTTGATCCAATTAAAAATTCCATAGAGGGTATCGTTCACAGAGTTTTGCCGACTGTCTCAAGGATAGTGTTAACCTGTTCGTGATCTGCGTTAGTTTCGCCGAGTTTGGCCTTGTGTGCAATTTTAATGGCCTTTTTAAGTACTGCCGGTTTAATTTCAAGTTCTTCGGCAATGGCCTTGATAGTATCGTTGAGACCTGCATTGAGGTCGTCAATTTCGTGCATGGTACGCATGCCTTCATTGACAATCTGTGTTAGTTTGAGTTTTTGTTCGCCGTTGAAAGTTTTGACATCCATTGAAAATCTCCAAATAAAAGTTATTGTATACTAGAAAAATAATTAAAGCAATAGCATTATTGCCAAATGACCATTTTAAATCGTTCGTTTACGATACCAAAGTATTTACATTTCCAATCGCTTTGTGCAAAGAAATCTAAATGGTGCCATTCATCTTTTCGTTTCAGCAAAGATTTACCAGCATCGTCCCAGTCCGTGGTAACTAGCTTGGCCTGCGCTTGCAACTTATGAACTTGAATTTCTTCGTAGTCGAAACCGTCCCACTCCCAGTGTAAAACTTCAAACGCATTACCATCTTGGTCTACATAGTCCATGCTAAAGTCCAGACCCCACTTAGGACGCATAGCAATAACTTTGTGTAATAAAGGAAGGTCTTGTGCCCAATGCTTTAATTGATCGAGTGCGTCTCCTTGATAACCTTTGCGTTCAAATAACAAACTGTGATTTAACACGGCTCCTACTATCTTGGGCTCTTGTAGCAGCCAATCTTTTTTCATGCAGTATCTATGTTGCCGGTGATCACGAGTGTTTGACTCGGCATAGTGTTGCTCTATAACAGTTAAATCATAACCGTTTTGATCAAATAGTGCAACATCTTCTACACAAGGGATATACAGCATTTTATGCATAGGCTTAGTCCAATATCCGTTTGGATCAAATCGATTATCGGAAATAGTTAAATTTGCCATGCGCTAAAAATAATAGCTCACTTTGGGAGTTGTGGTAGCGAATCACGCATCCAAGCCAGCAGCCGGCTACCCTCGTAACTAAGTTACGGTCCTAAGGGTGTTCTTTGCAATGTACATGTCAGAGCTCTGACGCCGATGATTTATTCATTTTAGACAGATCAACAATCAAGCTGTCAATTTTAGCTTCCAAGTGATCAATGTCTTGCGATTGACCCCGATCTATACGGCCTTCTTTTTCGAGCTCGTCATGTACAAAGCGCATAAATGCTTCGTTTTCATCCTTGCTGTCAGGATAGCGGTGTTTAGCCTGTTTTAGAAAATTTTGAAATTCAGTGTCCAGTGCTTCGCCAAGGCTGATGGTATTACTTGGTTTAAAGATCTTACTAACAATGCCTGTGACATCCTGACCATCAATGGCTTTTAAGTTTTTTAGTGTCTCAAAATCTTTGGATCTTACCAAATAGCTCAATGCTGACTTAACAGAATTTAACGCTGGTGCGCCCGACCTTAGCATCTTAGTAGAACCGTCATTCATGTCTAAACTAATGGTGCCGGCAGCTTCGTTGACGGATTTGTTAGCATACGGAAATACAGTTTCCCATTTGCCATCTAGGCCTTTTTTAACATAGTGCCCGGGTTTAAATTTACTAGGAAAATAACCTAAGGCCTTCATCGCCTGATCAGGAGTGTCTTTGTATCCTTCGCTGCGAGCTTGGCCAAATTTAGCATGGCTCCACATACGCTGTTTTAATTTACCATCACTGGGATCAAATCTGTACAGTACACTAGATTCCTCTTCGGCTCGCTCGCGATGTTTCCAATCTCGATTACTACGGTCGCCGTATTCTTGTTCTCTTCGTTCGTCGTCGGCAGGATTGTAATATCCACGACTATATGGACCTGCTTCTCTTACATTATTTGTAGCCATCGGTTTAACCTTACTAACCCATTGTTGATATTCGTCCTGATTGTGAAACTTTTTAACTGTTTTTTCTTTGGCAGGAACATTTTGTTTGGCAAAAAACTTACGCATCTGCGAAAGTTTTGTTGGGTCTTGAGCGTCTAGATTGCCAGCGAAATAGTCGCGCATGGTCGCTAGACTTGCTTCATCGACACCTTGATCTTTGTTAACTGGTACATTTTTATAAACACGCTTAACAGGATCCCATACAGTTTTAAGAGGACCTTGCTTGGCTCGTTGACCCACACGTTTGACCATATCTTGATACTCTGGACCGTAGTCGGCTTCTTTGCTCGAAGCTGGACCTTGCTCTTTTATTCCCTTGGCTATGTCTGCCTTGACTTTAAGAGTGGCAATCTGTTGGGCTGTTTGATGGGCCCGAGCAGTGTTTCTTCCCGCCAGGGCTTGGTCGTAATATTTTTTATAGTTCTTGTGGTTGACGATTTGATCACCAGTTGTACCATGAGCTACAGTTGAAACTGTGCTGGTCTGAGCCGGGGCGGCAGCAGCTGGTGTTGGCGCTAGTGCAGTAAGTCCTGCTAGGCCTAATGCTGCTAAATTTTGTTTCCACCCTTCATCTACGCCTTCGTTCTGTGGTTCATAATACCAGCCCATGCCTGGATCATCGTCTCCGGTGCGTCGGGGATTATCAAACTTGAAATAAGCAATCTGATCACGGCCTTCTGCATCATCCCAGTAGCCTTTGAATACGCCAGTGGCTTTGTCAAACTCTTCATCATCAAAATGGTCAGCTTCAAAGCGTCCAAAGAAGTCTATACTACGGTTATAGTGTTCTGGCTGCGGATACTTGTATGGATCCTCGCCACCGTCGTCGCCGCCATCTTTATCAAAGGAAAACTCATTTAGGCCCTGACTTCTATGCGCTCTATACGGGTTCATGAAATCTTCGTCCCAGTGGCCTTCTTTCACAGCCCAAGCAAAATCTGTCAGTCGTCCCAGGCCACCGCCGATTTCACCAAACAAGTCAGCCAGCTTTGTTACCTCGCTGGCTGTGGCACCGGTTCCGTCCTGTATCAGACCAATGATCCAATCAATATCTTCGTTGTCAATGGCTTGGTTGTATCGATCCCAAAGTTTAGGATTTTGCACAACACGCTCGCCCAATCTGCCTAGCTTTTTGACCAGGGCCCATTCACGATCCATGGGTTCGGCGTCTTCCGCCACACCTTGGTCTTCAGGTAAATGCTTTAACATAGTAGTAGTTAAAACAAATGTATCTTTGTACTTGCCATCTTCGCCGGCGCGACTTGGGTCGTCTAACTTAACTTCGACATTGCCGTCAACATTAACATTTTTAGATACAGAAACAATAGTTCCTGTGCCCATTGGAGATTCAACGCGATCGCCAACACTGTAGGTATTCTTAAAGCCTTCCGCCACACCTTCCCTGGTCAAATGTTGAGCATCACCAGATTGACGCCAACTCTTCCATGCTGCTTTAGCATCGTCACTTCTAGTCTGACTTGGCTTTACTGAGTTGCCCAGCATCTTAGCGTAAGCATACATAGTTGACATTATTCCCTGTCGTTGGTATTTTGGATCTACACGAGTCCATTCACTTTCCAACCATATGCGCTTGGGAGTTGTTTTGGGGTCTGCGAAATCATCAAATGGGGCTGATTGATACATCAATTCAGCATAACCTATTTGTTTGTTACCGTGATAGGCAGTGATTTTCAACCCTTTGCTCCAGTACCGTGCCACATATAGATAATCGCCGATCTGTTGTTGATGGCTGAATTCTGGATTGGTTATGTCTGGGTTGATGGCCTCCGTTACACCTTTGATAGTATAGTCTGGACGACTACGACCTGTTTCTTGATGTAGGTCTTTCAGTGCTTCTATGGCATCTTCTCTACTGTCGATGAAATCATATCCACGGTCCGCACGATAGTGAAAAGCACCCCAACTATTACCGTCTTGATAAATTTCGCCTACTGGCTTGCCATTCTTACTCTTGATTACTTCGGCATTAGGGTAGATAGTATCACTGGAGCCTTCCGCCACATCTTTTTTATTGAAATGTTGTTCGCTGTGTTTCTTTGCTACTGCCTGTGCTTGATTTATTCTGTCGTATCTTTTACTTTGCCAATCACAATTAGGTTCCATACATTTTGCGTGATAGGCTCTAGTGCCATATACCTCAGTTTGAACTATGCCTGCTTTAGCAGTTTGTGATTCCGCCACACCTTGTTTAGAATTTTCAAGTTCTCTGCGTTGTTTGCGAATAACAGTCAATGCTTGTAGAACAGTTTTCTTCGTCAGCTTGCCTTCGCCAGCCATCAATCGAATATCTTGCATGCCGATTCCATCACTGGTTTTTTTGCCCGACTGTAATAGTTTTATGTCAGAGTCTTCCGAGCCTTCCGCCGCACCTTGGTCTTCGACTTTAACGCAATTGTTAACTCTGACTCCACCCTTCATCTTGGTACCGGCTTTGCGATACCCGGTCCAGCATTTAGGGTCTAGTCTTTGTTTTTCTTCGTCTTTACGCTTGCCAAAAGTATTATGAACTAATGTATCTAAGTCGGCATGAAATTCAGTTTCTTTTTCTTTGCTGATTCCGCCATTGGGATCAGCTGATTTTTTTTTGCGTAGGCTTTGGTCTAGTTCAAAAATGTTCATACTTTTGCCTGTGGATTTGCCTGTTGAATAATTTTATCGTACTGTGTTTTTAACCCAGCATTGGCCTTAATCTTTTCTAATGCATCTTCTTGATCAGGATTCAATTTCATAGGTTGTCCTGTTTGTGCCGGCTTGGCCTGAGTCATAAGTTTATCCAACTGAGCTTTCATGGTTGGATTAGTTTGAATTTTGTTTAATGCTGTTTGCTCGTCAGGGCTAACGCTGCCTGTGGCCGGGGCAGCATTGGCAGTAGCAGTAGCGGCCGGATTAGCCGTGGCAGTTCCAGCTGGTGGAGTTGGAGGAGTAGCACCAAGTTCACTGAGCTTTTGTTCTGCGGTCATGCCTTCTTCCATGTTACCCAACATCTGTTCAACATGACGAACCCAACCGCTGACATCACTGCTACCAATTTCTTCCACATCGCCCACAAAGTCTGAAACTTCATCAATGGCATTTAAAACTTTTTCTGGACCATACTTGCTTAGTAAGTCCGTGCGCTGAAGCATGATTCTACGAGTAATAGCACCGGCCACTGGACTATCGTTCATGCCTTCTGCTATATCTTGCTCTGGCAGTACCGGAGATTTATGTTTGCCTAAGCGACTACGAATGTGGTCTTTTTTATCCTGTGTGGGGATAAGTTGCTGAATAGCTCGTGGCCGATCGCCCTTTTTCCAATCTTTAGGATTGTTAATATAGTAACCTCTACCTGGTTCAATTCCAAAAGTCGCAGTGTCGCTTTTTGGTAGCTTAGAACCAATGGTTACTGGGCCTACCTCCGTCACACCTTGCTTTTTAGCTTGTTGAATCTTTGCTTGTATTGATTTTAACTGTTTGCTCAGTGGGTCGTCTAGGCCAATACGACCACCGTCTTTTACAATAGCATCAATCTTGTCGCTGATTTTGCTTGCTTTAGCTTTTAATGATGCTAAATCTTCCGAGCCTTCCGCCACACCTTGATTTTTTTGTGCTTTTTCGAGTTCACGAATACGGGCCTGTGTCTCTGCTTGACGCTGTAGTGATGCACGACCGTGTTCGGCATTCTGCCGTAGTTTTAATCTCTCTAGTTCTTTCTCAGGAGCTTCCCCACCTTCCGCTACACTTTTATTTTTACGCTCTTTTTCTTTGCGTTCGTATTCTCTTCGATCAAATTCTCTATCTGCTTGCCTCTGTGCAGATGCAGTGCCATCTGGATTAGTTGCACCTTTAGAATAATCTCCGTATCCTGCAGGAGGTAAATCTCTTGCTACGCCTTGCTCGTCCAATTCTTCTTTTTCTTTTTTCTCGGCTTTTTCTTTGGCCTGTAGGTCTTTGAAGTCTTGATACTTCTTAGCTAATCTATCTTCTAGAGTTGTATCTTCTCCTACCAAGCGGCCTTTAAAAGGATGATCCTTGCCGCCAGTCTTGGCTTTATCTGTACCGCGAACTTGATCGCCAGGCTTTTGTCCTACTTCTTCACCGGCATACTTTTGCTGGCCTTCTAGTAGTTTAACTAGTTTAATCATGTCGTCATTGTGGTTCACGGCATTTTCCTTTTAACAATTTTTCTTTTTTTAAACAGTGGCTCTGCAGGACCTGTTGCAATGCTACTGCTAGTAGTACCGCAGGCATCGGCATCTTCGCCTAGTCTCTGTCCTGTTTTAGACATTAACTCGTACTCAAGGTATTCTTTAACTGTGCGACAATAGTCATTGGCCAGTGTAATCTTTTCACTGACCCAACCATCCAAGCCAGTAGTTTCGCTGACCTGTTGTAGTAATTTGTGTAGTTCAATTGCGTTGCTGGCAATATGATAGCATTCTTCGCGGGCCATTTGTACTTCGTGGTCTTGATGCATTTTTTCAGCATCTGCCACAATGGCAACTTTGGGCATAAAGTCTGAGGTTTTCATGATACTATATTTAGCCTGTTAATTTAGTCTGTAATATGTGCAAGACTTGATCGTTGTAATCGCCAAACAAATCCTGCACGATAGCTTTTTGAGTTTCTTCATCAGCGGCTGCAAATTTCTTACGCACTTCTGTGGCAGAAGTCATAGGACGACCTAGTAAAGTAAATGGGAATGTAGGCACAACCATTATATAGCCATGCTGGTCGAAAGTTTTCATGCTGGCTGGATTAGCAGGCATAGGCTGAAAGTAACTTGGAGTACCGTCTCTTTTGGTCCATGACTTAAAACGCGGATCTTCTGCCATGTCTTTTTCGCTGACAGCAAAGATTAATTTAGTAGCGGCAGGGTTATAGTTAGCAGTGATTTCTTCTGCTTTATAGGGTTGTGTGCTTTGTACAACACGATCCAGTGGCACACCAGTTAATGCCATGAACTGTGTTTTTTCACTGAAGCTAAAAGGACTACGAGGTGGTTCTACTTTATTGCTACTGGCAATAAAAACGCTGTCACGACTAAACTTTTTTACAAGATAGTCGTAGACAGCTCGGTGTCCTTTGTGGAAGGGTTGGAAACGCCCCGGATAAACTACCAGGGTGCCTGCTCCGTCATTTTCAAATAAGTCGTTTAAAAACATCTAAATACAGCCTTGTGCTGTATTTAGCGTAGTTTTAACTTTGTGGAACTGGAGTGGCCTGGCTAAAGTTAGGCATCTTACTGAGATCGCCTTGATACTCATAGTGTCCAATGTGGTTAAGCAGGGTCTTGCTGTGTGCCCAGATCTCGCCGCCAATTGCTTGCCAACGACGGCAGAACAGCCAATCTTCACTGAGATAGTGTCCCTTTTCGTCAATTTTGCAGTCAAAAATAGCATACATCATTGGCTCATACTGCTTGCCCAGTCCTACATCGTCTACATACTTAGTCTCGGGGTGCGCGGCAATCAGTTTCTCGTAAACACTACGGCGGAAGATTAAAAATCCAGTGCCCGCAGTATCTACAGTAAAAATTTCGCCTTGAATCTTTGTCTGTGGCAGCAGGTTAATCACATAATTTGTGGGTATGCTTTTCTTAGGATACAGTCCGGCAATAACTTCTTTGTCATAGGCCAGCATCTGCAGAATGCTTTCAGGTTGAAAACGGATGTCAGCATCAATGAACATAAAATGTGTGGCCTTTTCGTTGGTCATCATTTTAGCCATTAAGTTGTTACGACCACGGGGGATTAAACTTTCATTGACCATAGTGTCCAGACTCCAGTGTAGTCCGTACTTTTGAGCCATCAATACGAATCTAAGCAGGCTAGTCATAGTTGGCTCACTGACCATGCCACCATAACAGGGTATACCTATATGCAGATGCAGTTTGCTAAAATCAAAAGGTACTGGTTCTCCAACTGTTGTTGCTGCGGGCTGTTGATCTTTTTGTTGCTCCATTAGAGCTTGAATTTTTTGTACAACATCCGTGGCCGACTCGCCTTTGAGATCTGCAAACGGATTAGAAGGTGCTGAGTTGTTTTCTGTGCTCATTTTTGCTTTCTTGATTTAGGCAATTTCTATTTCGACAACAATGTCGCTGCCTACTAATTCCTGTGCAACCTGCTCTAGAGCAGCCACAGTTTCGGCACTGACCAAAGATGTCGGTTCGTCATTGTTCTTGATTAATTTACTTAATTTGATTACGATAGCTTCTTCGTAAATTTTAGCCATAGCGGCCTCCTTGAATATGAAATATTTATAGTTAGGCCACTACGACTTCATGAATATTTGAGACAAAATTTGGCTCAATTATGTTTAGCATATTAGCTATGCTAGGATCGTTGGCATAGAACCAAACGCCCCAGGCAAAAGTGGTATCTTTGCCTAGCATACGCCAAACTGCTTCGCTGACCTTGACCTGGTCTCCGAGCTGTTGTAGATAGGTGTTAATACTTGACTTATTGTAGTAAGTACCGTCTTTGCAGACAAATTTGTACTTAAACCCAACATCTGTTTTTACAATGATTGCTCCGCTGTCTAATAAGTTTTTTAAGTTTTCGTTAACAGGTTTGCTCACCGATGATATATGATGAGTCCAAAGTTTTAAATGTCTTTGTGCAATTTCAAAAAGTACGGCTTCGTCGGCGGCATAAAGAGTTACATATGGCTCTTCAACTCGAAATTTTACAACACTGGCATAGTTCTTTTTAATAGTATTCATGTCAGCCAGTTGTAAAGGATCAATATCTTTGAGCCGTTCTCTGGTCACACGCCAGCTGCCGCCGTAGTTGTAATGACGATTCATTTCGCGTCTGTGCTCGATGGCATCGGTTATTTTGAACATGTCCATGTCTGGATTGTTCAAGATAATTCTACCACCGGGGCAAAAATACTTGAGATTGTAGTAGTAACTGTTAAAAAACTTTTTCTTTGTTTCTATTATAGAAACATTAGAGTTAAGTTTTTTCCATTCGAATAAAGCCATTGATGTCTACCATGGGTAAGTCGCTCATTGAGTATGCAATCACATCAAATGTGATCTGCTCGTCCTTGTAATCAATACTTATTACAGATCCATTGGACAAGCCCTCGAACAATATCTTCTTACTTACTGGCACCTTGATTAAGTCGTTAATGGTTTTAGCCAAGGGTCTTGCGCCCATTCTAGCATCAAACCCTTTGTTGATTAAATGATCCACTGCACTTTCTGTTAGACGAATCTTAATGTTCTTTTCAGACAGCAGGTCATTCATTTCCGTAATAAACTTAGCAACAATTTTCTTCATGCTAAGTTTGTCTAACTTATTAAATTTCAGTATACCATCTAGACGATTACGGAATTCTGGCTTGAAGAATTCTTTAACAGCCTTATCGTCTTCGCCAGATTTTTGTAGTTCGCGACCAAAGCCGATATTGTTGCGCTCGTTGTCAGCACTGCCCAGGTTACTGGTCATGATAACAATACAGTTACGAGCATCGGCCTTCTTACCATTACTAGCAGTAACGAAACCTTCGTCCATTAGTTGTAACAAAATGTTACTGACATCTGGGTGTGCTTTTTCAATTTCATCTAATAGAATAACACTGTTAGGACTCTTTTCAATGGCGCTGATCAGTAGTCCACCGCCCAAGTTTCCGTCCTCATAGCCTACATATCCTGGAGGAGCACCAACTAGTTTTGCTATACTGTGCTTTTCTTGATATTCACTCATATCATAGCGTTGCAGTTTCATACTAAGAGACTCGCTGAGCAGTTTAGCCAACTCGGTCTTACCCGTGCCTGTGGGGCCCAGGAACAAGAAATTACCAATTGGTTTGTTCAAACTTTTTAGTCCAGCTTTGCTGACATAAATCTTTTCCAGTACACTATCTACCACATGGTCTTGCCCGTAGAGTCGTTGTTTAATATTGCCGTCTAAATTAATCAAGCTACTGGCAGCTTCTGTGCCAATTTGATCAATGGGAATTTTAGTATACTTACTGAGTACATCAATGATGTCGGCTCTGGTAACAATAAATTCTGGTGTAACAATTTTTAGTCTTGCACAGGCTGTGTCAATTAAGTCAATGGCCTTGTCTGGTAATCTCTTGTCAGTTTGGAATCTTACGCTGAGATCTACAGCAGATTCAATGGCGTCATCGGTGATGATACCATTATGGAATTCTTCAAAATAGCTTCGTAGCCCTTGCAGAATCTGTTTACTTACAGCCGGGCTAGGCTCGTCAATGGTCATGCGATAGAACCTACGCATTAACGCACGATCTTTTTCAAAGCTCTGTGTGTATTCTTCCCAGGTAGTGCTGGCAATAACTTTGATATTGCCTTTGGCCAGTGCTGGCTTAATCATATTACTGAAATCTACACTGCTCTGACTGCCACCACCGGCGCCACGCATTTGATGTGCTTCGTCAATGAACAGTATGCATCGACCTCTAACTGTCAATGCTTTGATAACATCTCGTAGTTTTTCTTCAAACTCGCCGCGATACTTACTGCCGGCTACTAGATTACCGATGTCTAAGTTGTAGACTGTAAAGTCCTTAAGGTAGTCTGGTACATCGCCTTCTACAATTTGTAAGGCCAGTCCTTCAGCAATAGCAGTTTTACCAACACCAGGATCACCAACCATGAGGATGTTGCTCTTATTGCGCTTGGCCAGGACTTGACTAATCTCTTCAATTTCGCTGGCACGGCCAATCACCGGATCAATCTTACCATTCTTGGCTTTGGTATTTAGATTGTCGCAGTACTCGTTGAGTATCTCTTCGGCCTTTTGATTAACGGCTGCGGTACGAGCTGGAACTTCGCTGTAATTCTTTTGATAGAAATGCAGGAACGCCTGACGATCGATTCCGTATTTAAGAATAAAATAAGCGGCATGACTATTAGTCTCTGCGGTGATACTTAAAAAGATATCAATTAACTGTATGTGTTGTCTGCCTGTGAACAATACCTGTGTCAGCGCACGATTGAACACACGCTCAAGGCTATGAGTCTTCTTGGGATTTAAGTCTTCGCGTTCCAATAAATCCTTACCTTTGATATAGGGATTTTTAACAATGTATGATTCCAGTTCAAGATCTAAGTTTGCTACATCGGCGCCATACTTGCCAACTAGATCTCTAAATGGTTGAAACCTTAGTAGTCCTAGAAATAAATGCTCCAGTGTTACATAGTGATGCCGGTGTTGTTTAGCCAAGTCTGTGGCATGTGTAATCACTAGTTCAATTTCTGGATTTGTATGAATCATGCTTATTTTCCTGTTTGTTTTAGTTCATTGGAAAGACTTTCCAATGCCATCAGTTGCTCAGTGTTTAAATTAGTCGGCACAAACAATTCTATATGCAGAATCAAATTGCCCCTATGCGGATGCTCTATAGAATATAAGCCCTGATGTCCAATACGCATTCTTGAATTGTTTTGTGTGCCCACTGGTATGTTAACAGTAAACTCAGTGCCGTCTAAGCCATTTACTTTGATAGTTGCCCCAGTGATAGCGTCAATACAGTTTAACTTAACGATCCGTATAAGGTCAATACCTTCGATAACAAAATCCGGGTGTTGATGCACCCTAAAGTTAATATATAGGTCTCCGGGGGGCAAATCTCCGTGACTACGATCTCCGTGTCCGGCATACTTCATTTGCATGTTACTGTTCACACCGCGAGGTATCTCTATACTAACGGTTTCTCTGTGCCCGTTAATGTGTTTAACGCTGATGTGTTTAGTTTGTTTTTCTAGTGTACTGGCTAAATCAAGATCGATGTTGACCCGCAGATCTCTATTTCGTCGAGACTGTTGCTGATTTCTAAATCCATTAAATGGATCCTGACCCTGTTGAAAATTTCTAAAAATGTCGTTAATGTCAAACGGATCGCCGCCGGAATTAAATCCAAAATTAAAGTGGAATCCACCGGGTTGGCCACCACCAAATGGATTACCGCCACCCCCACGGCGCTGCATCTCCCACTCGGCTCGCTTTTGCGGATCGCTGAGTGTATTGTAGGCTTCTTGTATGTCCTGGAATTTGGCCTGATCACCACCCCTGTCGGGATGGTGTTTCATAGCTAAACTGCGATAGGCCTTTTTAACTTCATCTTCGGATGCCTCGGCGGAGACTCCTAATATGTCAAAATAATTTTTCATTGTACCTTATATGTGCTCTAATATTATAATTTATATTTCGAGCAAGGTCAACGATAATTATTTCTTTTGTCCAGGTACTTCTGTGCCTTCTAGTTTCTTGTGTACCTTCATTGTTTTGCAGCTCTGCTTAGGCTTGCCGTCTTTGTCTTTGACTACTTTACCTTCTTTGTCTTTGACATCGATACAGACTTTCTTTTCTTCAGCAGCCATAACAGGTGCAGACAATAGCCCTGTGGCAATGACTAGACTTAACAATAACGCTTTCATACTAACTCCTTATAGTAATGGTTGAGGTGCCTCGGGTGGCATCTTCTTGCCACCGAAGCCTACGGAAACATCGCCGAATTGATTTGGCGCTGGGTCGAACCCTCCTGCGCTGGGTCCAAAACCTCCTGGGCCACCCATACCCCTAGCTCCTGGGGATCCATAGGTTTGTGTAACGGTTGTTGCCATTGGTGTACCAAAATTGGGGGCTGCGGACTGTCCCACTGGTGCCGGCGGCGTATATGTTGTTCCGACATTCGATGGTAAATTGATTCCGCCATTATTTGCTCCTCCTAGTTTTTCTTGAGTACGACCGTAGGCAGCAATACCAAGAACTGCACCCATGGCAATATGGTATAATCCTGCACCTTGTAGTGTAATAGGTTGCCACTGAATATTAACCTGTCCTTTGCTGATACTTTGTAGAACAGACCATAGTACTGGAAATATCACAAAGTCTGCAATACAAGTTAGCATATAGCTCCATCCCATCATAGGACGCCATTTGCTATTCATCCAGTCTTCTTTTTTCTTTTCGCTGTCGCTTAGTTTATTGTAATCTTTTGC